CAAAGTGCAACTATCTAGATGCATTTAGACAAGTAAGATACTGGGATATCCTAATCTTCAATAGACTTAAACAACAAAATATTATTGTCCCACCATCTAGGTCATCATCACCTAAGAAACAAAAATTCATGGGTGCATATGTCAAAGAACCACAGGTCGGAATGCACAATTGGGTCGTATCGTTTGACTTGAATAGTCTGTATCCTCATTTGATTATGCAATATAATATCAGTCCAGAGACCTACAATGGTATCACAATGGATACTGTAAATGTAGAAAAGATGTTAAATAAAGAAGTTCAAATAGAGGGTAACTTTGCAACTACACCAAATGGTGCAAGATTCAGTAAAAGAAAACAAGGTTTCCTTCCAGAGATTCTAGAAAACTTATATGATGAAAGAGTTTTGTGGAAGAAGAAAATGATTGAATTCCAAAAAGAATTTCAACAAACAGATGACCCTAAAAGAAAACAAGAACTTAATAGAGAAATTGCAATTGCATATAACAATCAAATGGTTCGTAAAATTTCATTGAACTCAGCTTATGGTGCAATCGGTAATGAATGGTTCAGATATTTTGAGTTGGGACTTGCAGAGGCAGTTACAAGTAGTGGTCAACTTGCAATTAAATGGGTCGAAAATGCAGTTAACAAGTACTTAAATAACATCTTAGGTACAGATACAGATTATGTGGTTGCAATTGATACTGATTCAATCTATGTAAGATTTGATGAACTTGTACAAAAAGTTAATCCACAAAACCCTATTGAATTTCTAGACCAAGTTGCAGATGGTAAGATGCAAGATGTAATTAATAACTGTTATTCAGAACTTGCAGATTATACTAATGCATATCAAAACAAAATGGTTATGGGTCGTGAGGTAATTGCAGATAAAGCAATCTGGACTGCAAAGAAAAGATATATCATGAATGTCCATGATAATGAAGGTGTTCGATTAAACGAACCTAAACTTAAAATGATGGGTATTGAAACTGCAAAGTCTTCAACACCAGCATGGGTTCGTAGTAAATTAGAAGATGCAATTAAAGTATTAATGAAGGGTGATGAAAAACTCGTACATGATTTTGTTGCAGATGCAAGGAAAGAGTTTAAAACATTAGAATTATCTGAGATTGCATTTCCTAGAAAGGTAAATGGTATTTACGAATATGAAAATGCAGTTACTATTTACAAGAAGTCAACACCAATGCATGTAAGAGCATCCTTAATGTTTAATCATTTACTGAAACAGAAAGGATTAGACATGCAATTTGAACCAATTCAGAGTGGTGAACATATTAAGTTTATATATCTAAAAATACCAAATCCTAGTAAAGAGAATGTTATTGGATTTATAAACAATTTACCTAGGGAGTTTGAACTCCACCCCTACATTGATTATGATTTACAATTTGATAAGTCATTCATTGAACCTCTTAAATTGATTCTTGAAAAAATAGGTTGGTCGACTGAACCCCAGTCGTCTCTAGAAGAATTTTTCAGTTGACAGAATAGAAAAGGGTAGTATAATAGTATAACAAGTTGAGGAATATATTATGGATTTATTGAAAGACCTTGCAAAAGCAAGTGGTAATGAGTTAGCAGGAGTCGTATCCGATGGAATCGTGGCAGGTGATGTCGATGGTTACATTGATACTGGTTCTTATATTTTAAATGCACTAGTAAGTGGTGATATCTATCGTGGTATCCCATCTAATAAGATAACTGCATTGGCAGGTGAAAGTGCAACAGGGAAAACATTTTTTGCATTAGGAATGGTGCAAAAGTTTTTAGATGACAACCCAGAGGGTAATGTTGTTTATTTTGAATCTGAATCTGCATTGACTCAAGAAATGTTAGAAGACAGAGGAATCGATACAAGTCGTATTCTTTTAGTCCCAGTAACTACTATTGAAGAGTTTAGAACACAAGCAGTTAATATCATAGATGGATTTGATAAACAAAAGAAAGGTGATGAAAAACTTTTCTTTGTTTTAGATTCACTAGGTATGTTATCTACAATCAAAGAAACAGAAGATATTGGGTCTGGTAAAAATGTCAGAGACATGACCAAAGCACAGGTTATCAAAGGTACATTCAGAGTGTTAACTTTGAAACTTGGTAAGGTAGGAATTCCGATGATAGTAACGAACCACACCTATGATGTGATTGGTTCTATGTTTCCACAAAAAGAAATGGGTGGTGGAAGTGGTCTCAAGTATGCAGCTTCTTCTATTATCTACCTTTCTAAGAAGAAAGAAAAAGATGGAACAGAAGTTATTGGAAACATTATTCATTGTAAGAATCAAAAATCAAGACTTACAGTAGAAAACAAAATGGTTGATGTTCGTTTAACCTATGATAAAGGATTAGATAAACATTATGGTTTGTTAGACCTTGCACTTAAGTATGGTATCTTTAAACAAACTTCAACAAGAATAGAACTTCCAAATGGAACTACTCAGTTCGGTAAAACTATTAACAACAATCCAGAGAAATACTTTACAGAAGATATCTTAGAACAACTCAATGAGTGTGCAAAAAAAGAATTCAAGTATGGTAAAGAAGAGATTCAAGAAGTTGTTGATACAGAAACAGGTGAAGTAATTGCAGAATAGAATAGAAGAAATAATTCTAAAAAACCTATTCGTATCAGACACATTTACTAGGAAAGTAATCCCTTATCTTGAGGAAGATTACTTTACAGATAGGTCTGAACGATTAGTTTACAAACAGATTGGTGAATACTTCATGAAGTATAATGAGTGTCCTACTCATGAGGCACTTAGTATTCAGTTAAATGATTTGTCTGGTCATAACGATGAAGAGATAAAGAATGCATTAACTACAATCAATCAATGTAAACAAAACACTGAGGAAACACCACATGACTTTCTCGTAGATGAAACTGAGAAGTGGTGTAAAGATAGAGCAATCTATAATGCAGTTATGGAAAGTATTCAGATTATTGATAAGTCATCATCTAGAGAGAAGGGTGAGATTCCAGAAATTCTAAAAGATGCATTATCAGTTTCTTTTGACCAACACATTGGTCACGATTTTATTGAAGATTCAGATGAAAGGTTTATATCTTATAATACTGTAGAAGACAAACTACCATTTGACCTTGAAATGATGAACAAGATTACGAAGGGTGGTTTACCAAATAAAACCTTGAATGTTATTATGGCAGGAACAGGTGTTGGTAAATCACTATTCATGTGTCATTGTGCAGCTAATAACCTTATGATGGGTAAGAATGTACTTTACATATCCATGGAAATGAGTGAAGAAAAGATTGCAGAAAGAATTGATGCAAACTTAATGAATCTACCTATTCAAGAACTCTCTAATTTACCAAAAGAAATGTACGATAAGAAAGTAAAATCTATTCGTGATAAAACAACAGGTAAACTAATTGTTAAAGAGTATCCTACTGCATCTGCACATACAGGTCACTTTAGACATTTACTACAAGAACTTAACCTTAAGAAAGACTTTATTCCAGATATCATATATCTTGATTATCTGAACATTTGTGCATCATCAAGAATGAAAGCAGGTTCAAGTGTTAACTCTTATACAATGGTTAAAAGTATTGCAGAAGAACTAAGAGGACTTGCAGTTGAGTTTAAACTACCAATTATGACTGCAACCCAAACTAACAGACAAGGATTTACATCAACAGATGTAGGACTTGAAGATACATCTGAATCTTTTGGTTTACCAGCAACAGCAGATTTGATGGTTGCATTAATATCTACAGAAGAACTAGAAGAGTTAGACCAAATTATGGTTAAACAGTTAAAGAATAGATACAATGACCCAACATATTACAGAAGATTCATTATAGGTGTAGATAGAAGTCGTATGAAGTTGTATGATACTGAACAGTCTGCAACAGAAGAATTACATGATTCTGGGCCTGCATTCGACAAGAGTGAGTCTGGTCAGAGAATCTCTGGAGAAAAAACAGATGGATGGGATATATAATCCTCAATGGTACACATTACCAGATGTTTCTACTAATACACATGTATTAACAGTAGATGCACCAGAAGATGTATCATGTCTTAACGAAGAATTATGTAACCTTATTGACTCAGACATCGATACTGGTGGTAATAAACAAACTATAAATGCTGGTCTATCTAAATTCACTGGATGGAAATTTTTCAATGAAACCACTGACCATCTATTAAGTTGGGTAGCACATGCTATAACTAAATGTTATCTTGAAGTAGCAATGCCTGATACATTTTTACCAGTAATGACTCAAGTCTGGGGAATGAAATACGAAAAAAATGATGCAACTCCAGCTCATGGTCATGCACCATCAATCTTTAGTTGGACATATTATCCTTACATAGAAGACCCAGAAAGAGTACAACCATTAGAACTTTGTAGAGTTCCAGATGGTAGTATAGAAATAGATGTATCTTTATGTGCAGAACATGTACAAGATAAAACAAAACAATGGGGAGAACCTCTTCTCTCTATCCCACCTCATACAGGTCAATTGGTAATATTTCCATCATATGTAAATCACCAAGTAAAACCAGTTAAAGAAACTGTAGGTAGATATTGTATAGCTGGAAATGTTGCACATGATTTTGATGCATCAACTATGGTAAATGTTTGACATGTAGGTACACTTTTTCGTATAATAGTAAGTATGGAAAATGGTATAAAAATTCAAGAAAGGGGTGGTCAATTTAAGATTATTGAGATACCTCTTAATTCAAAAGAAATGCAACTTGCACTGGATAAGTCTAATCCAGATGCATCATGGGACTTAATGTGTCAAAGTATAAGATACAGAGTAGGTATCGATATAATTGGTAACTTCGACCTTGTTTCTCTCATCCTAAAAGGTGATGAAAGACCTTTACACTAGGGTACATATTTTGGTATAATATATGTATAAATTGAGGAATACATATGAAATTATCAGAATTAGTTAACGAAGTCAACAAAGAACAAGAGTTAGAACAACTATGTCAAAAACTCTGTGATGATTTGTTAAAAGAACATCAACGACAATATCCTACTCTTACAGACTATTCTTATGAATACAAAGTGTCTCGTAAGTACATCAAAGTTATTTCAAACAGTGGAAACCAACGCTCAGTTTGGGGTTTCATTAATCGTTTCGAGTTTCAAAAAGGAAATACTGGTATCACTTTTAAAGAAGGTGATGTATTGAAAGCAGCTGGTTGGGCAACTCCAGCATTGAACTCTCCAAGAGGTAATCTCTTTGAGGGATATCAAATCATGGGAATGAGAAAATATGGGCCAGACTACTTAAGGTAGTTTGACTCATAGGTACATAATTTAGTATAATATGTACATAGTGAGGAAAAAAATTATGACAATACAAGAAATCTGTTTAAAATTAAATGAAGAAAACATTAGTAAATTGGCAAAATATACTGGTGCAGAGGGTGTTTCAATGAAGGAATATGCACTTGCATTATTAGGGAGTCAGTCATAATGAAATTAGGTAATGCAGAAATAGTGATATCAAGAGAGGGTAAAATCTCAACATCAAAATTGTTAAAGTTTTTGAAAGAGAAAGTTAAATTAAATCTAGTTCCAGTTCGTGGTCAATATGATGCATATTGGTTGAGTGGTAAAGATGGTTATGACATGATAGATGGTAACAAATATTACAAGTTAACATTGAATGGTTATGGTATAGAAATTAATTGTACTGGTGATTACAATGCATTCAGTATGAAAGGTTCTTTACTTAATTGGATGAAGGCAGAGTTGCCTACTCCTCTTGTAGACGAGGCTGCATAATATGGAAAAAGCACTAATAGTAAATACACAATATTTGGAAAACTATAACTTAGATGGTGGGAACTATTGGAAGTTCAAAGGTGGTCAAGAATATGTTATTTCATTTGGTGTTACTAAAGAGATTTATGAAGAAAATGCATATGGTGAGGGTGAACATTCTTACTATGAATGTCCAGAGACTTCTGAAGCAACTATACTTGCATTGATTAATCAATTAGGTAATGCATCTAGTTGTGGTTATCAAGAGTTCGTAAAGGATTGGGAAGTTACAAATTTACCTTCTGCAATGACAGAAAATGAAATGTATTGGCAAAAAGATAAAGAAGCCTTTGAATTATTCAAAGCAAAAAGAATGACTTGGAAAGAGTTAGAAAACCAAGTTAAGGAGTTATAATGAAAAATAATGTAGTACCAAAAAATATTTTTATTGACATGGATGGTGTCCTTGTCGATTTTGAGAAAGGAATCAGTGAACTTATAGGTCACCCTTTGGGGAGTGACAACTATGGTCATTCTGAGTATGATAGGAGAAAACAAGAGTTAACTGATAAAAGATGTTTCAGAAAGTTACCACCTATGGTAGATTATCATGAGTTGATTGGGTATGTAAAACATACTGGTCTTAACTGGGAAATCTTGACAGCAGCTGGTGCAATAAACAGACAGCTTGTAGTTTGGGATAAAAACGAGTGGATTAAAGAATATGTAGACCCTTTTGTGGTAGTAACATGCACCTATAGTGGTAGTCAGAAGAAGATTTTTGCTCAAAAAGGTAACATTCTTATCGATGACAGACCAGAAAACATTGAAGCATGGGAGTCAGAAGGTGGAATTGGTATCCTTCACAAAAATGCAAGAGATACTATCAACGAGATTAAAAAACTAAGAAGTCCATTAAAATTGGTTGAAGAGAGTTTAGAAAATGCATAAATACTATAATAAAGAATATGTACCCAAAATCGGTGAAGATTTTTTACCATGGTTACAGTATCGTAAAACAGTAAGGAGAAATCGATACATATTGATTGGAATTTTAACATGTCTATTAATAATGGGAATAAGTCTGGTACTTTAACAGGCAACGCAACAGTTGATATACTTCAAAGAAAAGTGACTTTGAAGAAGGAACTTATTCATCTAAGAAAATTGAAAATCAACGAAAACAGACAAACACAACTTCAAAATCAAATTGAAGAATTTGATAAACTTCTAAAACAATATAGATTAAAAAAATAACCCAGTGAAATCGTAGGGAAATAAGCAGAGTCGATTGGCGTCCTTCCGCTCGGATAAAGTTAGGAAAACATTCACATATAACTAACAGAGTAAATTGCCACTAAGGGAACATCATGATGTTCCCTTTTTTATATGCATAAATAGTATTATGATTACATTTTTAGACCACTTAAAAGAAGATAATTCACCAGTAGATAACATCGGTCATGATATGCCTATGTCTTCTAAAAGAAAGAAACAACTTGCAGCTGATAGAGGTATCTTTAAAGACTTTGATGTTAGTCAATGGTCTGATTACAATCCTTATTCAAACTCATCTGAAAGTACTAAGAGAGAACTTAAACAGTTACAATCTTATGAAGTCTATCGTGATAATGCACAAGAATTTATGGACTTAGTAGATACTAAGTTATTAAAACCATTTATAGATTACTATAAAAAACATGACTTACCTTTAGAAGATATAGAAGAATGTAAGATACTAAAAGACCAATTTGCACCTATAGTTTTACAACTTAAAATACATTACAATAGACCAAGACCACAAAAATTATCAAAAGCACTTACATTTTTTCGTAAAGCAAACTTCAATGTATATCCACTAAAGACAGCAGAAACTCCTTCGTATCCATCTGGACATGCAACAGAAGGTAGATTTGTAAGTTTATATCTTGTAGATAAAGTACCATTTGAACACAAAGGTAACATCAAAAGAATAGGAGACGATATAGGTCATTCAAGACAAATAGCTGGTGTTCATTACCCAACAGATACAGAGTTTGGTCATCAACTTGCTGGTGCATTCTATACTCACTTCAAGAACAAAACTGGTATAAAAGAACATAAAGTACACTTTGATGGACTAGAACTACTATATGAAGGTGGTATGTTAGCAAGTGGTCAAGATTTATTTAAAAGAAACAACAAGGACGACTTCATAAAAAAGGGAAGTAAAGGTGAGTTGGTGGATGTTGATGGAAACACCTTAAAGATAAAAAACAACGATGCATTCCTTCGTCTTAAAAAAATAATTAGTGGTGCAGATGATGATACAGAATTAGACCCAGAATGGAAAACTTTACATAAAGATGCATTTGGTGTTATACATTCTAAAATAGATAAGATTGCAAATGGATTTTCTACAACCACTGGTGCAAATCCTAAAGGTGAAGACTGGGAATCTATTATTGCAGTTGCAGTAAACAAACTACAAGGTAAGAAATGGAATCAAGGTGACGAATGGGATAGAGCAGAAAAGTTTTGGGGAGATTGGGAAAACCAAGGAATGAAACTTGGTCAAGACTTTATCAAGAAAATTAAAGTTAAAAAACTGGAACAACTGGGTGCATCGACTTTACCTATATCTAAAGAATGGAAAGGAACAAATAAAACACCAAAGACAGACTTGATAGATGGTAATAAAAGGATATCACTAAAAAAAGCAGGTGGTTCACAACTACTATCTGCTGGTAAATTCGAAGCAATATCTACAGTAGAAGCTGCAATGAGAATGTATTCTATTGACCCAAAAGGTAAAAGAACAGTAGAAACATTACTTGATAATTTAGAAACTAAAATGATTAAACTGTCTACAAAAGATACTGTAGGTAATTTAGAAAAGTTAGGAAAGAAAACAAATTTATCACCAGCTGATAAAATAAAAGTTGCAGAGTTAGACCAAGGTCAACTGTATGCAAAAGAGTTAACGAATGAAATGGAAACCCTTTTTAATAAAGAACAACTAATGAAAGAATTTTTTTGTTGGGAAGCTGCAACAGGTGAAAACAAATTTGGTAAAGATTCTCAAGGTGTTGCAAACCAAGTAATAACATTTAAAGAAACAGGAACAATTACAGATATTTTACCACTAAAAACACCTAGTCAAGCAGGTAAAATACTTGCAACAGGTAATACCTTTTATATATCATTTAAGAGTTCATCTGGTTCACCACCCTATCTTGCATTAAGAAGTAAAAAAATAAAACTAACTGCATCGTATCAACCTACCTTTGCAGACATTATAAAAGAAGAATGTGCAAGGGAAAGAGTAGGAATGCAAGTTTTACATGAAGGTAAAGTAGAACAGTTAGATGAATTCCAATTATTTAACAAACTTGTAAGTAAAGCAAAAGGTGTTGCAACTTCAATTAAAAACCAAGCAAAACGAATACTAGATGCAATTCTAAAACGATTAAAAGATGCATTCAACTGGATTAAAAAACAAGGTAAAAAGTTAATGGATGCAGTTTTAAACTTTTTTGGTTTAGATATGTCAATCTCAAAATTAAAAGGTGGGGGTAAATACCCTATATTATCATAACGGCAAAAGCAAATTTACATTTAGAACACATCGAAGACGAAATTTTTAATACAGGAGTAGATGGTGCAAGACAATCTATTCTGTTCCTACTATCATTGTCTAAGATGTTATCATCTGGTAGTAAAGGTATAAAGAATGTCACTGTAAAGTGGGATGGAGCTCCAGCAGTATTTGTCGGTGAACATCCAGAGACAGGTGAATTTATAGTTGCAAAGAAAGGATTGTTTGCAAAGAAACAGGAATTCTACAGGACACATAAAGAGATAGATGAAAAGTTATCTGGAGACCTTGCAGATAAATTTCACATGTGTTTAGATAATTTTAAAGGATTAGGTATTAAAGGAATATTACAAGGTGACTTAATGTTTACCAAAGGAGACCTAGAAACTAAAAAAATTAATGGTGAATCGTATGAAACATTCCAACCAAATACAATCGTATATGCAGTACCTTCTACATCTAAACTTGCATCTACTATGAGGAAAGCAAATGTAGGTGTTGTTTGGCATACAACTTACAAGGGTGATTCACTATCGAATATGAAAGCATCATTCGGTGCAGATATTTCTAAGTTAAAAAAATCATCTAAAGTGTGGTTGGACGATGCATCATACAATGATGTGTCTGGAACTGCAACATTCAATATGAAAGATAGTGTAGAAATGACCAGATTAATGTCCAGAGCAGGTAAAGTTTTTCAATCAATATCTGCACCTCAACTTACTAAGTTTCTTAAAATGCAAGAAAGTATGATTGATGGTGCAACTTATAAAACCTATCATAATAGTAGAGTTAGAGCTCAAGACAATCTACTTAGAATGAACTATAAGAAACATACAGAAGGATACTTTAAATTTGCAGAAGAAAGATTACAAAAAGAAGTAGACAAGTTGAAGTCTGCAAAAGGTAAGGAAACAAAAACAAAAAACAAAGATATGTTTTTAACTGAGATAAGAAAGTCTTTACCAATACTTACAAAGTTAGTAGAGTTTCAAGCACTTATAAATTATGGTAAAACTAAGATACTATTTAAATTAAATAAGGCAAAACAATTAACCAATCTATTCGTCAAGAAAGATAATGGTTTTGATGTGGTTGCACCAGAAGGTTTCGTTGCAATTGACGACAACTTAGGGGGTGCAGTGAAGTTAGTAGACCGAATGGAATTCTCACTAAATAACTTTACAGTCCAGAAGAACTGGGACAAATAAATTATGGAGATATATTATGTCAGATGCATTAAAGAACTATGCAAAAAATGCCTTTCACTTTGAAGGTGAAAAGTATATTGTTAACGATAAGGATGGTGTTCCTTTTGAATTAAGTCAACATGTTTTAGAATTTGAAGGTAACACTTGTTTTGAAAGAAATCACCCCACCTTTATTTCACAAAAAAGAAAAGTCATATTAACATGTCCTCGTAAGGTAGGACATTCATCAATTCGTTATTACTTGAATTATATGAATGCAGTGAATAATGACGATTGGATTTGGATTGAAGACGAAGATAGATACCCTAAAAATTTTTTAAACAAAGATGATTTACTAGAACTTTATAATGATTTATTTTCAGATAAAAATAAAATCAATGTTATTAGTAATGAAGATGCAGTCAATCAAGATGTATATACAAATGCAACTCAATACAACTATTCCTCAGAACTTGTTTGGAATCAAAATAAAGAAAAAATAGAAGAATTATTTGGTAAAGAAAACACAATAACTTGGATTCAAGAATTTGCAAATAATTCAGAATCAATCCTTGAAAAAGAACAAACTTTCTCACCACCACTACAAACATTAAAACCATTTACAGATTATACAACATATTTGATTGTTAGAGACCCTTGGGATAGATTTATGTCTGGTTTGATAACAGAAATGGATAATGGATTATTAAATCCTTGGAAATATGATATGATAGCAAATACAGAAAGAGGATGGGAACTTTTATACAATTCATGTAAAAGAATACTTTTCTTTACAGAACCAGAATATTTAATGATAGGTGGACTAGATGGCCCACAAGCAAATCATACATTTCTTCTAGGAAGACCTTTATGGAGAGGTAAGTCAATGTATGACATATATGATAATCTTATACATTATAAACATGATATTTCATTTAAAACTAATGACCATGGTCAGATGGGTGTAGACCATGAATCTTTAGAAGAAAACACAGGTGTAATTGATTCTTTAGTAAAATTAGGATTCATATCTCAAGATGCAGTTGAAGATTTACATGTAAAAGAAAAACATAATATGCATGGACATACCCATGTAAATGTTACACCACATATAAGACAACATGTTATGAATGAATTACAAGAAGATGAAGACCTCAAAGACTGGTGGTCAAGATGTCGAGAACTTGTTGATATTGAATATGAATGTCTTAAAAACAACAAACACAAATTTTAAAATACATAAATACCTATATGAAATCTTTCAAAGACATAGTTGAGGTTAAATCTAAGATAGCTGTCTTTGCATTTGGTCGGTTTAATCCACCAACTGCTGGACACCTTAAACTTGCAATGAAAGTAAAACAGGTCGCTGGTTCTAACGATGGGTTTATCTATACAAGTCATAGTCAAGACCCAAAGAAAAATCCATTGGATTATAGAACCAAAACAAAGTTCATGAAACTCTTGTTTAGACCAGCAAAAGTAACAGTTTCTACATCTAATTCTAGAACAGTATTTGATGTAGTTGTTGATTTATATAACCAAGGATACAGAAGTGTAAAGATGGTTGCTGGTTCGGATAGATTAAGAGAGTTTGAGAGTCTACTCACAAAGTACAATGGTGTGAAAGGTAGACATGGTTTCTACAACTTTAATGATATCGAATTGGTATCAGCAGGTGAAAGAGACCCAGATGCAGATGACATATCTGGTATGTCTGCATCTAAGATGAGAGCAATGGCTTTTGATGGTGATGAGAAAGGATTTATTTCTGCATTACCAAGAACTTTTAGACAGGGAAAACAGTTATATAAATCAATTAGAAAAGGAATGGGACTCTCAGAAGAGTTTCATCATATACCAGAGTACATAAGAAATGACATTGGAAGAGACATACGCATCGCTTAACGAGGGAATTAACGACCCAGGCATTTTCAAAGCTGTCTTCATGGCAGGTGGGCCTGGCAGTGGTAAATCCCTTGCGGCAAAAAAATTAGGTTTTCAGTCTATGGGTTTACGACCAGTAAACTCAGACACATCTTTTGAAAATGGTCTTAAGAAAGCAGGTCTTTCACTTAAGATGCCAGAAGATGAAGAAGAACAAAGAGATGCAATCAGAGTTCATGCAAAAGCCATGACTGCAAAACGACAAGACATGTTAGTCAAAGGTCGTATGGGTCTAGTAATAGATTCAACTGCAAGAGATATCAAGAAACTACTCGTACAAAAGAAACTACTAGAACAACTCGGTTATGAAACTGCAATGGTATTCGTAAATACTTCTTTAGAAACTGCATTAGATAGAAATAGAACAAGAGAAAGAAGTATACCAGACAAGATAGTACAAGACAACCATGCAAAAGTTCGTTCAAACATGGGTAAACTACAAAATACATTTGGTCGTTCAAATTTCTTTATCATCGACAATGATGGTGATGTAAAAGATTTAGAAAAAAATACAACTAAAGTGTTTCCTAGACTTAAATCTTTTGTAAAATCTTTCCCTACAAACAAAATGGCAAATGCATGGAAAACTGCATTGACTATGAAACCTATGAAAAATATTGCATTGGCAGCTGCATATGAACATCCAGCAGAGATGGAAAAAAGATTAGAAGAAGATAGAGTAACAGATGCATTGGGTGTTAAACAGAAAAGAGAAAGAGAACAACTTAAAGATAAACACGATAAAGAAAAAGACAGAGATAGACTTAGAATGACCAGACTTAAAAATACTCAAACAGGTCAACAAGATGAAGGAAAAGGAGTCAATCGAGCCCAACAAGCTGCAATTGCAATTGCAAAGAAAAAATCTGGTAAGTATGACAAAGATGGTAACAAAAAAGAAACATCTGATGCAATCCTAGCTACTAAAGAAAAGATTTATAAAGACCTTAAAAAGAAAAAAGCATACTTTGAAAAAGAGTATGGTGATAAGGCAGATGAAGTCATGCATGGAACAGCAATGAACATGGCAAAGAAACAACATAAGGTTGCAGAGGGTAGGTTTACAAGTGAGTTAACAAGACAACTACAACTTGAAGTACTTAACATGTCACAAAGAAGAAAGATTGGTATGAGAATGAAAAGACTTGCAAAGAAAATTGCAAGAACTAAAGCTCGTAAAAAGAAAAGAATGAAAGACCCAAGAGCTTTGAAGACCAAAGCACAAAAACAAGCAAGGTCAATTTTATTCAAAAAGATGTCTGGTGGTAAGTCTTCTGGTGAGTTAGCAATTGGAGCTAGAATTGCAATTGGTAAAAAACTTGATAAAAAGAAAGGTGCAATAGCAAAACTTGCTAAAAGATTAATGCCAAAAGTTAAAAAAGCAGAAGTTGAAAGACTTGCAAGCTTCAGACAGAAACAAAATCAAAAAGATAAGCAGTAGAATTACTGATATATATAAATACTATAGGAAAGATTAAACAGGAGACCACAATGTCAGATATACAAGATAGAATGAAATTCAACAGTGGAACTGATAAAGTAACTAAATCAGTTGCTGACGCGGTTTCAGATGTCCTCAATTCTGGACAAACACCTAAATCTCGTTTTGAACAACAAGCAGAATTAATGGGTTACCCTACACAGGAAAAACCAGAAGTTGCAGAATCGTTCACTAAAGAATTACAAGAACTTAGAAAAGCAGTAAACGATGATAAGAAACAATTTATCCTCAAAGCTAGAAAAGCAAAAGAAAATGGTGATAAAACCTTCATGTTTGGTGGTAAAGAATACCCTTGTACAGTAGGTGAAGCATACGATAAAAAAGGTAAAAAAGTTGTCAAAGCATCACATTGTAATTCAGAAGACAATAGTAATGACAAGTCAGATGATGGTGATGGGTTAGATAAAGTACAACCTAAAGCAGTTAAGAAAAAGTTTAAAGACAGAAAAGACAAAGACATCGATAACGATGGTGATGTTGATTCATCTGATAAATTCTTGCACAAGAAAAGAAAAGCAATATCAAAAGCAATCGACAAAAAAGAAGATGCATCAGAAGGTAAATATGATGCAAGAAGTAAATCTTTTAAAGAAACTCTTAGAAGATTAGGATATGTCAAAGAAAAATCATTGATATACACAAACAAAAAAACTGGAAAATAAATATGTCATACTTAAGGGATGCTAAAACAGTATCATCTGTTGCAGATGCATACAGGTTAATGTATGCAAAACCAAATGAAGATATCTTAAATGAGGAGTTAATAGACTCTCTCATCGAAGATGTTCGTGATGATGAAATTAATGAATGGTTAGAGTATCTCGAAGAAATTAAATCTGTCTTTTCTGTACCAAAACAAAACATGCAGAAGGTTAAGGTTGCCATAACAAAACTATCAAAAAGACATCCAAAAGTTAAAGTATCATTCGGTACACATTCAAAAGGTAAGTTTGTAGATGATAATAATATAAACTTTGATGGTAGTCATGGAGATATTGATAACTTTATGAAAGCTATCCAAAAAGATAAAGCTCTCATGAAGTTGATGGAAGGTAGTGAATTAGAAGAAGGTGCATTAGCAGACAAAGCTAAGAAGTCTGGTATCTCAGTAGGGACATTAAGAAAAGTTTATAATCGTGGTATGGCTGCATGGAAGACAGGTCACAGGCCAGGCACGACTCCACAACAATGGGGACACGCAAGAGTAAACGCATTTATAGTAAAGAAAAAGAAAGGTGGTCTAAACCACGATAAAGACCTTGCACATGTTGTACATCCAGATGACAGTATGTTGGATGAAGTCAAAAGACAAGAAGTCGATGCAATGAAAAAGGTTTCTAAAGACATGCAGAGTGTCTTAAAATCTTATCAAAAGATTGCAAACATGGGTGACAAAGAACTCAAGAATACAGTTCATAACAAATCTTACAAACAAGTTTTAGATGCAAGAGACACAATCCTTAAAATGATTGGAACTCTTAACACTAAAATGTTAATGCAAAAAGAAAACTTTGAACTAGTAGAAGCATCTGCTGGTGAAATGATTGACAAACTATTCAATCTAAAAGGTAATAAAGATGCTGGATATGGTGTTGCAAAAATGTTAAGTATGACTGGTGTTAAAGTCATTCAAGCAATGCAGAAACAAAATCCACAAGGATTTATGAAAACTGTAATTGCATTAGGTAAAGAAAAAGGTAAAATGCAAATACCAACCAATAATGCATTAATGAAAATGTTCAAACAACAAGGTGTTAAACCTATACCAGAAGCACTTG